TGGAGTGTGCGTAATCTTTTGCCTTAGACTTGGACTCCCTCGACCCGAAGCTCGTAAGTTTTATGGCACACATAGAATCCGGTGGGAGTGTTTTAATCACACTCTGTGTGGTGTACATGACATCGAAAGCGTCTTTTAATCTACAATTTTCCTTCGCGTAATCAATTATAACTTTCTCGCCTCGTCTGTGTAACATTTGAATTACACGTGGAAGTTCGGTGAATGTTGCTGCATACCTCAGCATTAATGGTTGATGACATTTTTTTATACCACTCCATTTCGCGTTTATATTTTTCTACGAGGTTTTGCATTCTTTCGCGAGTTCTTCTATGCATTTGTAGTATCTTTTTAAATCTTTCATAAAGCGCTTATTTTTCTCGAGACACTCACACTCGGGTTTATTAAGATAAATCCATGCGAGATTTGATTTAGAATATCGCGTTTCTTTTTGATTTTGATTAGGCTTTCTCGCCACAAGTTTTTTATTTTTTATGGTTTTCTTGAGTGGTTCTATGCGTTTCGTGAAACTAATGGCTTGCATCACTGTGTCCGCGAGGTCATCTTTCTTTTTTGATTCTTTAAATATTGGAAGCCAATGGTTATTTATGGGATTATTGTTTAAAAATGCTTCACATCGTTCGATGGATACCTTTTTACGTTTGAGATACTGTGCCTTACCCGGTCCACATACATCTGGAATCTTGAACTTCGCATCGTAGATGATAGTTTCTGAATTAGGTGATTTTATGACAAAGTATGCATGTAGGAAATTTTCTACCATTTTCATTTTCTTATTTCTATCCGGTTGCTTCTCTATGAGTATTACGTTTGAATCAAGTACCCATGGGCGATCATCCAAGTGTTTTCTCATGGATACAAACAATCCATCCTTGTGTTCAGGTGGAACCCCGGAAACATCCCAGTTCACGACAAGATTCGATGTTTCGTCAAATTGACATACGGCTAAATTCCGTATACCTACATCTATGCTTAAAATCATTAATTTAAAGAAAATTTATTTCTTTATCTATATAAATGAAGAATAGTTGGATTAACACCACAGCTGTAATTGTATCCATATTGGTGGTCATGTACTGGCTGTACACGATTCGCCGTGAAAAAATGGAGGGACAGGATTCGAAAGCTGTGAAGTATATCAAGGAGGCTTCTCCAGAAAAGTTTATTAATCCATTCATCGTATACGGTATGGCGAAAGAGTTGACCGATGATGACGAAAAACTCGCGAAGATCATCCCACTCGTGAAATCGGGTGATCGAGAAGCATTGATCGCGTATTTAGAATCTTTGTAAATTTTTGTTTTTAGTGGTCACAGTACACCACAGAGAACAAAAAGGAAATTAACGTCGTCGCATAGATGGCATTTTCATACCAGAAAAGTTGGCAGTTTTGAGTTTGTTCTGTCCAGCGGGGGACATACCCATCATAACCATGGCGATGATTAGCATGATACACGATAGCGCGGCGCCAATGATCGCGTACTTCATGGGGCCGGTCATAGCACCAACCACACCCGACACGGCTTCACCAGCCGATTCGATGACTTCCGCAGCACCACCAGCCTTGGAAGCGGCTGTGGCTTCACCTTTGGTTATGATTTCGCTCGCCAATTTGTTGGTCGTCACAGCGGAAAGTAAGTTCTTCGCGACGGCTTGTGCCGCAAGATCGGCGGAGATGTTTTGTTTGAACGAGAGTGTTTCGCCGTTGAGACAGATAGCTTCACCGATATTAATCGTTTGTTCTTGAATATTAACAGCTTCGTTTATAGTCTTCGTGAGGTTGTTCGTTTCGAGATTCGTTTTAACTATATTTTCGATTTCTGAATTAATATTCTGGTTCACATTTTGTCTATCACCAAATTGCAGATTTCCCATCTGTGTTTGTTTATCGAGAGCAGCACTCGCCTGTGCCTGAAGTTCACTCACAATATCATTTTCGACGGATTGGAAACTTTCTGTAATTTGTTCTGTCGTTGCCATGAAACTTGATGTAATCTCTTGACTGGTATTTATGTTACACCCGACCGATCTCAATATATTAAGTTCCATACCCTGAATATTCTGCATCGTGTTTTCATTAATGGATTCGTTGTTTGTCACCGAATTATACATGATGTCATTCACTACACTCATGTTAAAATTTTGGTTGATGGTAGAACTTCCACCCCCACCCATCTTTTGTTTTGTACTGAGAAAAAAATAAAACTTAAAGACTAATGCTTCCTTTAATCTATGTGGTGTTGGTGGTGTTGTCACCCATTTGAGGGTGAAACCTTAAAACTTCCATATAAATATGACGATAAGCGAAGTAAATTTTACACGTGTGGTGGGTTCTGCTCATGGAGTTGCATGAAAAGATATGCAATAGATAAATATGGAATTACACGTGGAGGTATCATATGTAGTAACATCATCATTATGCGAAAAAAGTTATACAATAAACTTGGCTCAATTACGATAGCACCTCTGCGTGAAAGACTCGATGTATTTGGTGGTGACCTCACCATAGAAGAATTTAGGAATAATAGCGTCGTAGACAAAGAAAAACCTAGAGAAATAGACACTAAACCTCACGAAGACCGGTTAATACCAATTATTTCAAACACAAAAAAGATGGATGAAATAAAGAGTGCTTCTGGTAAAAACGAGACGCTCAAATTGAAGAGAGATAAACCACTCAAAAGAAATCAAAATAATCTCGAATCAGCGCTTGGGCTCATCATTAAGCCCAAACCTTAAAAGACGACGCTGTTTATTCGTTGGTTTTGATTTGGGTATGTTTTTTGTAATCAAACTGTCGATCCAAGTCTCTCCATCGTATGCTTTCCAACGAATTCCATACTTTTCTATCACCTTGCGACACAACACACACGGAAGTGATACACCCTCACCATAACTGGTTTCTCGGTGTATCACTAACGTCCCAAACTTGCGTTTGACCCAGGCTGCAAATTGGTGACCTCGATTTCCTCGTTTGAAACACTCGCGTTTGAGTGTTTTTATCATTCGCCTTTCGGCGCAGCATATGCAATCACTTTCGAAAGTGGCGAAAATGACGTGTCGTGTAAGTCGTGACAACTGGATAGCACGGCATTATTACTTAATAATACATAGCTGATTCCTTTTAATAGAGTTACAATTGTCACACGAATGCCCTTCAAACACAAAACAACATGTGTCGCATTCATTTAAAACACTAATGTTTCTCTTCATGAGCTTATTTTCTGAATATAAAACTAAATCCCTGACTGTGTATATGCCATACATAACCATTGTTTCCAAGTTTGGAAATTTCATCCTATTTACCAAAACAACCACAACCTTTAGTTATCTTTAGCATAACTGAGAAGCTGTCGATCATAGGTGGAACCATTTTCTTGAGAACAACTTCAAGTTCGGAGTCTTCTTCACCTTCGTCGATTTCCTCTATCAAGGAGTAAATCAAGTCGAGGACGAGTTCCTTCTTTTCTGGACCTTTGAGTGTTTTGATGCTATTCACTTCCATCATCAAACTCGACACGATACCACAGATGTTTTCCTTGTTGACCCCAGTTTTCTTGTATCGCGCAGTCAATGTCTTGACACGTTCGGCGACCTTCTTCGCCTGTGGGGACTTGTTGTCATATCCATCGAGGATGGTTTCGGGTGCGGCGCTCATTTATGATGTATACAGAAATAAATTCTTTAACAATTGTAATGGATACAGACGACATCATAGTATTCATTGCGACATCTCTTGGTTTACATCAATTGATACGCGAATTCACTGACGTGTACAACATGAATAAAGTTGGTAGTTACACACCTGAATATGTAATATCTGGTATAGCTACGAGTATGCTATGGGGAATTTATCAGTACAGAAATGGGTCTAAGTATTATGCTATGCATTCTCTAGTAGGTATGGTACTTGGTCTCTATACACTCGTGCGGATTCGGCGCTTGACGGAAGACGAGCCTCAAATGTTGTTTCCGACGTAAGTTTCCCCGCAAATTGTAATATTTTACATTTTTCTTCGAACGTTAATCTTCCTGTCTTTTGCATCACATAAGACAGGAGCATTAAGATGATTTGAATTGAATCGACTACGTGCATCTATTTTTTACAAACTTTAAAAAGTAACAATTTTCCCTCATCGGAAATGTTCTGCATGAATTTCGCGTAGAACTGTTCAGCTGTGAGTTGTGTACCATCGAGGTACGTGATCTTGTTCGCAGATTTCCTGAAATTAGCGAGTGCGTCGTAATGTTCAGCGCACCAACGTTTTAATTTATCTATATGTGGTTTCGAACGACTAATAATTTCTTCTCTCACATCTTTACCCGCCGCCAATTGAATCTTGTACTCGATATAATCATCTATATCGATGAAATCACCCGCAGTTTTTTCTGGTGGTACAAACTGTGCATCGGATGCGACGGCGTCGATTAAGATTTGTTTAAGTTTTTCGAGTTCATACTTTTTAATATAAAATTCTTCTGTGCCCTCTACATTACCAGTTTTCTTTGCATCAAAGAAACCAAACGCAGCGACACCCGCTAACATCGATGACAGTATGCACATAAATATTACAAACTTGATTCTGTTATCCATCTAATATAAATATATATTAAAATTTAATACCAGTTGGTCCTGGGAGTGGTTTGTAACTCGACATTCTCATATTTGGTTGAGCTATCCCTCGCTTCAATGATGGCATCGTCACACCACGACGCTTCATCATGAGGTACATAGACAATAACAATAACAGTATGTGACCTATCAACGAAACTATCCCGAAGTTCCTAGCAGATTTATCGGCGGTGCTGCTGCATTCGCGAGTCATCGCAAGCGTCATTGAAGATGCAATGACACCGAAAATACCGAACAAGAGTGCGAATGCCGCGGCTTCGGATTTCACGATCTTAGTAATAAGGAGTGTGAGAATCATAGCGATAGCCGCAGTCATCGTGTGACTCAAGAACATTTTAAGGTTCTTCCATTTTTGAGAATT